GTAGACCCAGGTTGCGCCGGCCGCCGGGAACTTCAGGACGTAGAACGTGTGTCCGAGCTCGCTATAGACCCACCCCTGAGCGTCGAGGAGTGTCGGGTAAAGCGACATGGCCCACTCGAGCGCATGCGTCGAGATTCGCTCCGGCGTGTAGCCGTTCGCGCGCTTCACGACGCCGCCGCCGGCCTTCGTTTGCGCGAGCCATACGGGCGCGCCGCCGAGTGTCGCGATCGACCATGGAGCCGTCCCGCCTTCGTCGACGAAGACTGACGGATTCGGAATGAACGGAAACGGCGCCAGGCCGGCGTTATAGAAGACGTTGGACGTTTGCGAGCCGAAGAACCAGATTTCCTTGCGAACCACCTGCATGCCCAGCCACTTGTCGGGGGCATCGTTCCGTTGAGCAACCTGCGTCGCGTCCCATTGCGACGCCGAGCCGTCCTCGAGCGCCGAGATTTTAAACGTCGACGTGGACGGATCGAGCGCCAGGAAAAACCCATCCAGAAATCCGCAATACGACGCCGCGACGTTCAGCGCCGAGAAGACTTGTGAGCGCAGATCGTAGAGGTACAGCTGCGAGCCGCTCGAGAGAAGCAGTTGAAACCCGCCGTCACCGTTGCAGGCAAACGTACACGGCTGATTATCGGGATTGTTGAGGCCGGATCCGCGGAGAGTAGCCGTCGCGCTCGTCGCCGTAATGTTCGTGAGCTCGTACAGGTTCGATCCGCCAACCGCGAACGTCTGGCCGTTCAGGGTGTAGCCGCCACGAAACGGCGCCGCCACCGAGGAGATCGCGAGGTAGCCAGGCACAGGATAGAGCGCAAATCCGGATTGCCCGGACGCGAGCTCGATCTGTTCGGGGTACCAGTTGACGCAGCGATCCGCCGCCGCGATCTTTGACTGGCTCGTGTAGGACGGGCCGACAAAGCCCGGATACCGCGCCATTTACTCCCCCGCGAGGAATTCGGCGTGCGTGATCGTGCGACGGCCCGCGCCCATTTGCTTAAGCGTCGACTCGATTCGCATTTGATTAGGCGAGACGCTGATCCGCTTGATGTTGCCGAGGGTTGTCGTCGCCATCGATCCAACCTGCGCCGGCACTGGTACCTGCCACTCGGCGCACATGTCGACCGCGAGGCAGTACCGGAGCGCCTTCGCCCAGCCTGGCGGGACCGAGAGCGTTGCGTTGATGTCCGACACGCTCGTGACCGCCGAATCAGGCGTGTACAGGACAACCGAGATCGTCGGATCGATCGGGACGGGATAGACGCTGCCTGTTGCCAGCGGGTACGTATCGTTTAGGTACACGCCGTACGGGAGCGTTGCTTGGATGCTCTTGATCGGGATCTTTGCCCAGTCGTCATCGGTGTACAGCGTGATCCCCATCTCGAGGCCCGTCGCGTCACGCCAGGAGGCCCGATCCCACCAGAGCGGCCGCTCAAAATTCCACTGACCGCCCGCGCCGATCGTGTAATCCTGCTGCATGGCCGTGAGCGAGAGCACATGCCGGCCCTGGACATAGATCGTCTGACGCTGCGTCCGCCAGTCGTCGAGGAGCTCCGACGCGACCTGTAGCGCGGTATCCTGCTGCGCCGGCTGAATCGGCTCGCCTTCCGCGAGCACGCCAGACAGACGGAGCGATCGCGTCAACCAGTCGCGAACCGTGAACGTCATCGCCGGTTACTTAACTTCTTCGCTGAACTGGACGCAGGCGTAATGATTCGCGCCGCCGGCTCCGCCCGTGTTGTTGTGGAGCTCGAGGCCGACCGTTCCGCCCGCCGGAATGTAAATCGCGTCCCGCTTCGTTAACCCAGTCGCGTCAAACAAGACGAGCGGGCTTGCCTGGCCGACCGTGGTAGTCGTCCCGACGAAATATGAGGCGTTCGCGAGCGTCACACCGTCGGCGCCGCCGCCGGTTGCGTTTTCGCGCACGATCCCGGTAAAGAGCGAAGAAAACGGCGTCAGCGCAGACGGCACGAGCGTAGATCCGCCCGTACTCGCCGACGTGGTACGCCGCAAGACCACCTGCTGATACCCGGCCGCGGTTTGCGTCCCAGGAACGATGTAGACCTTCCAGACGTACACGGCATACACCGCGCCCGGCTCGACATGGAGCATATCCGCGGCCGCCGTGAGGCTTTCCGCGTCCGAGCACGACAGGTACATCGGGTATTCCTGTGTTGACGCCACCGTGGCCGACAGCAGGAACGCCGCGAGGAAACCGCAGATTCTTTTCATGACTAGTCTCGCACCGCTGCGCCGCCGAGCACTTCGGCAGCAACCAAGCCGGCGCCCTCAGCCGCCGCAACGCCGGCCGCCTTCGCGCCTTTCCCGACCGTCTTCGCCGCTTTCTTTGCGTCCGCGGCCAGCTTCTCCGCGAGCTCCGCGGGGCTGTCCAGCCATCCGGCCTTCGTATGGACCGCGTGATCCGCTTCGGTTTCGACGATCTTTGCGGCTTCCGTTGTGTGATAGATCCATCGCGGATACGGAATCGGCTCGTACTGTTCGCTCATTCGTTCACCCCTTCACGATCCGCGCACCTCGACGCGAGAGAGCCCCGGACGGCCGGCAGGACGCCGACCGCCCAGGGTAGGCAGGAAGGATTACGCGACCGAGCTACCCGCGACGCGGCAGACCCACTCAGGACGCAACACGACAACGCCAAACTTGACGTCGAACCGCGCCTTGAATCGATCGTTGTCGCCGTCGAAGTACCGGACGAACCGCATGGAGATGCCAAGCTGATCGTCGGTTTTCGTCGCGCCCATGTCGACGCCCTTCGGCATCGGCAGTTCAGCGAACGCGAGCGCAATCGCACCCTTGTGCCACGCGATATGGTTCGCCGCACCCGTCGACGCCGTGCCCACGACCGTAATCGCGGCCGCGCCGGCAGGAGACGCGTTGACCGTCTGCTGTCCGCCCGAGGTAACGATCGGGGGATAGATCGCAATCGTCGCGTTGCCCGAGCCGTCCGCGCTCACCGCGGCCGTCACGAGGAACTGCTGAAGCACGCCATTCGACGTCTTCGACACGGGGTTGACCTGAAACACGTTCGCAATCGTGAACACGTCGTTCTGATTGAGAATCGCGCTCGAGGCCGTCCAGCCGTTCGTGACCAGGCTCGATCCCGTCTGACCCGCGCCGTTGACCGCGCCCGCGCCGGCCTTCGTGCCGACGGTATGGATCCCGATGTTCTGATCCATGGCCCAGTCAAAGCCAGCGACGTTTGACGCCACGAGGCCCGTCTTGTACTGATCCGCCAGTGCAGGACCCGACTGGAACAGCCCCTTAAGGCCGTCGACGATATCCGCATGTCCCTGCGGCCCGAGGATCATGGCGCGCTGACCGTCACGCGGGCAGGCGTTCTGATCGAGCTTCGCGCCGCACGCGAGGAACGTTGCGAGCGTATTCGCAGGCGATCCGGGCGTGCCGACCACGTTCTGTGTCTGGCGCGCAACGGTCAGGATCTGCTGATCGATGTAGTTCGCCAGAATCGCGATCTGCGGCTTGATGATCTGATCGGAGAATGACGACAGGTTCTGCGCCATGTCGTCCGAGTTGATGAACGTGTCAACGCCGATCTGCGTCTGAACAGGAAACGACACGAACTCGTCGAGCACGTCCTGCGCCGCGTACGTGCGACCAAGGCGAACCGTGTAGCGGTTCGGCTTACGGACGCGAATCGTATCGCTCCGGTTCGATCCGCCGTGCTGTCCGAAGAGTGCTTCTTTCTTTCGATCGCAGTACTTCGCCGCGACAAGCGTGTTCTCGAGGACGCTCAGCGCCTCGAGCGAAATCACGTTGTCGGTAAGAAAGGTATTGGCCATGGGCCACCCCAGGCGCCCGGTAATTGGGCTTGCCTGCGAGTCACCCCGGCCGGCTTAGCGGTGGGACGCGCGAATCCTTGGATACCAGCGGCTCGAGACGGGCCGACGAAATCGCCTCGAGACGTGTTGACGGCCCTGTGTCGCGTTGCCGCGCTCGTCGCCTCCCTGCCGCCAGGAGAGGAAACGAGGATCCCTTACGGGAATCAATCGGACGGCTTACGGCCGGTCAGTCGTCCCGCGCACATGTGGCGCCGGGTTCCATCACGGCCGGCCGGCGGGTTACGACGCCCACCGACCGGCCTTCCCTTGGTGTCTCTTACGCCGCGACGAGCTTTGTCCGCGCCTTGCGGTAGTCGCTCAGTCGGTTCATGCGATCCACGTCCGGAGCCGCCGGCACGTCGCCGCCGCCCGTCTTCCGCTCGATCGGCGCCGGAGCCTTCGACAGCTTCCGCGGTTTCTCTTCCGCCGGCTTCTCGTCCGCCGGCTCGTCGGCCGCTTCGTGCTCCGCCTCGATCCGCGCCATGACGCGCCCGAGCTCGTAGATCGCCGAGGCTTCATTCGGCGCGCCCGCGATCGCCTTCGCGACCCGAGGATCCGAGGCCATCCGGTACGCGAGCTCGTGTCCGAGCGGATGCCGCGTAATGGCGTCGACTGCGATCCCGTAGTCGCCGCCTGCGTCTTCGAACTTCGTCACCGTCGCGTCGAAATCGTCGTGTGCCTTTGCGCCGGCATCCATAACCCGAGTCATTGCCTGCTGGATCGCGTTGCCGCGCGCGCGTTTGTCGGCTTCGGCCTGCTGCGCCTTGAATTCCTGGCGCGCCTCCCATCGGGCTTGCGCCTTGACGTACTTCTGGTAGTCGTCGAATTCCTCGACCTTCGGCTCCGGATCGTCCGGATCGGCCTCGACGGCTTCCGGCTTGGCTTCCGGCTTCGTCTTGCCGGCCTTCAGCGCCGCGAGCTCCTCGCGCAATTCCGCGAGCTCTGCTCGAGCCGCGTCACGCTCACCGGCCGTGCGATGCTTTTCGGCCGTGACGTCATCGATCCGCGACTGAAGCGACTTCTTCTTAGCCGCGAGCGCCTTGCCGGCTTCCGAGGCTTTCGCTTTGTCGTCTGCCGGCTCGTCTTCGGTTTCGGGCTCCGGTTGCGGATCCGCCGCCTCTGGCACCTCTGCCGGCGGGGTATCGACTTCGCCCCTGCGCGCGCGGTAGTCCGCGAGCGAATTGACCTGATCGAGCGGCTTCGCTTCGGCCGCGGCTTCAACTACTGGCGTGGTTTCGGCCTGATCGGCCATAACTCAGTATCCAACCTTTCTTTGCGTTGACGCAAGCCTACCGGGCGAAAAAACGCCCGACGCGCTCCCGAATGACGTCCGCCCCAACCCCGAGGCCGAGCGTTCCACCGTCGCCCAACTGGACGATCGCGACCACCTCGCCGGCTTCATTGAACACCGGGCCGCCGGATTGCCCAGGCGTAAACGACGCATCCACCCCGATAAATGGGCCGCCGTCGCCATCGGGAAGTCTCACCGACGTATCGCTGACATGCGCGGTTTTGAAGAATGGCCGCTCGAGACCGTATCCGTACCCGACGCTCATTACGTCCGCCCGAATCGCTGGATCATGCGCCGCGAGTGCGACCGCTTCGCGCGAGGGATCGAGCTCAGCCACCCGCAGCACCGCTAGATCTTTCTTGGCGTCCAGCGCCACAACGTCACCCTTGACGCGATCCACCCATAGCACGTCGCCGGCCGTGCAATGCGCCGCCGTCAGCACGTATTTGGCTTTTTGGTGGATCACGACTCCGGAACAGCTGCCCTTGTCGCCGACCTGGATATAGACGACGGCGCTCTGTGCGTGCTTGACAACCAAATCCCAGGCATCCGCCCGGAGGCCGGCCACGACGGCACACGAGATCAGAACGGATAACAGCACCTTACGCATGGGGAACCTCCTTACGCCGCCTGTGCCGGCGCCGCCGGCTGATCGGGAGTCTGCGCGGCCTGGATGGCCTGCGCATTTGCCGCCGAACGCTCCTGATTGTCGACCGTGTGCGATTGCGTCATTTGCGCCATGCCGGCGTCATGCGCGCGATCGTGCGCCGCCTGATCGGCCTGGAACGCCTGCACGCCGAGGCGCGCGCGCTCGTCCATGAACAGCGCCAGACGATCCACCTTCGCGCCGAGCTCCGCGACAGAGATCTTTGTTTCGCTGTCCCGCTCGAGCTTGTACTTTTGGAACTCCAGATCCATTTGTTTCATTTGGATCTGGCCGTTGACCTTGATCTGATCGGTCTTGATCGCTTCCTGCGCCTGCTGGAGCGCCTGATTCGTCGAGTCTAATTGCGCCTTCAGCTGCCCGGCCTGCGCCGCGAGCGCCTTCGGATCGTCCTGCGCGTCTTGCAGCTGTGGCGGCAACATCTTTTTGAGCCGCGCCGCGATGACACGCCCCTCCGGTACGTCGAGATTCTCGAAGTACACGTCTCCGATGATCTGGAACAGTGAGGGATTCGACTGGAATAGCGTTTCCATGGACGCCGTGAACTGCTGCCGCGCCGTGATGTAGTTCGTTCCCGTCGTCACCGCGACGTCGTACCGGCCGACGCCGAGATCGAACACGCCCTTGACGCCGTCCGGAATTTCATTCGGCTGAGGCGCATTCTCCGCGCCCGTGTGCACCATGACCGTTTGCGGCTGATTGTCCTTCCCGAGAATATGCATCACCCGCGGGACGTCGTAATAATGCGGAATCAGGTCGACCAGCATCCGGCCGGCGCACCGCACCGCACGCGCGAGGCCATCGAGGTAATCCGAATTGCCGTGCTCGCCCTGCATCCGACGC